AAACCGGGATGTACTCCCCAATTGATCAGATTAGCACCTGTCGCAGCAGTTTCAGGCCATGAAACAGCAGCAAAGATACCTTCTCGGGCAGCAAAAGCAGCAAGATTCATAGGATCATCCGGAGAACATCCAGTAACACGAGGATCTATAGACAATTCATTTTTGGCATCAAGCGTCAACTTATCTATAGATTCAGGTAGGTCAGGCGCAGCCAAATTAGGTAACGCAGAAGGCTTCATGTAATGGACGTCCGAAACATCTTTTGTTTTTGAATATCCAAGTAAAGCAGCAGCTTTACCTATTCCCGTAGCAGCCATACTAGTGGCTGTTGCAAAAGGGCCTATGACAGGGACACCTGACAAAGTATCTGCCACCTTGGCTATTGAAGATGCAGGGCGGGAAATGACCCCATCCATAGCATATTCATCTTTTTGTGGGGTAGACTGCAATGATAATTCATCAGTGGATCCCAATAATTCAACGTCAGATGCCCAAGCATAGGTGACAACGTCCACATTGGCTCCCACAGATGTATTGGCGGACAGAGTGGTGACATACGTTCTGTAAATCAATTCACCCATATCGTCAAAATCCGTAGCTCGGGTCGCATTAAGCCAACTTCTTTGGAAAAGGAATGGTAGCACCATTTCTCCTCCTTGATTGGATTGAGGGTAAATCCATATACCGGGTCGCTGTGACTCAAGAATAGTTTCATCACCTGCTGCGATAGGAGCGGTATCAAATAGTGGCAATGCCCTATAAGAAGCTCTCAAAGCCCCATATACAAAGGGTGTGGAATTAACCACTATCTTTATATGGAGGTTGCAGCGAATACCAAAATAATTGTCCAACTTTCTACCTATGATGGCATTGCTAAAAAACAGCGACCAGGGGAAAATGGATCTATTTATTGGAGTTCCCAATGCAATTGAAAAACCATCAATTTTAACTGGACGAGAAAAATACTCGTTCAATCGTAAAATTTCAGGATTATCAGTGGATAAATTGGGTATAGTAGTAGAGAGATCTACCATCGTACCCTGATTATTATCGGTAAAGGTCACGGTTTGCTCTTTGTTCTCCCCAGAACCTTTTTGTGAGGTTCTAGGCGCTACCATATCGACCTCACTAGATTGTAATGTGTAATCTAACTCTCCTAGATCAAGAAGACCATTTAACTCATGGTTGAGACCTGCATAACAGGATTTTATTGCATTGTTCTTGTTAAGTCAATAAATCTCGACAAGAGTGATCTGACTCAGAATTCACTCCGTCACTTGTGTCCTGTGGATCCAACCGATCCATTCCTAAATAGGAACTTTGGGGAACGCCCTGGTGAGAATCCTCAACAACCCATTCTCCCTCATCGTCGACACCTTGATGAGAGCAGTAACTGTCATTGAGAGAGGAATTTTGGTTTAATTGCGACGTTTCCTCAAACGCCGTTTTCGCTTCACAATCATCAGAAGAGTCCCAAAACAACGCTTTGAGAACATCAAAAGGTAAAAATGAAGTAGGTCTAAAGTAAGCTTCTAACCCCAATTGGGTAGCAACTTCCTTTAATAGGATTTGTTTCTCTTCAAATACTTCTCTCCCATAAAAGAAGTATTCTCGACCAGCTCCAGTTATCACTTCAAGGGCCTGCTCAGACTCCGAAATTGAAGTCGAAGCAACCCAAACAGTGAGCTGGCGCTCAATTGAATCATGATCAAGAGGAGCCAAATAAGCTCCTACCTCATCGTTCCAAACCCAAGATCTTTTAAGAAAAGAAGAAGAGTAGATGGAAACATAAGGGACAGAATCAGATTCCTTATCCGGCATGGTATAAACAATACCCATATCATTGAAAGCACCAGAAATTGCCACATGATTAAACCATGAGCATTCTTCACTTACAGACATGATATTATCATCACCATACGTCATCAAAGAAACCGATTCTTTGAAACGCGTGCTGGAATGTAATAAGGGTAAATCCCACCCCTGTGGATTCAACATGCGATAAACATATCTCATGTACAAAGAATTCACGAGACTGTTAATAATAACAGTGAGAGGATGCCCAGAGGGATTAGAACCAAAAAATTCCACCAAATCACCATTGAAATCAATTAGAGGGTAAGCAGTATCAATCGCTATTCCTCGCATGACCAATAGATCACTGGGTGATATACATTCAGATTCTTGTGCAAGATCAATAAGAATATCAAACGCAGCTCGAATGAAGAGAGGACTCATCTTTTTGTCAAAAGATTTATAGTCGCCAGCAACAATTCTGTCTGAGCCATGTTTGACCAAATAATCATGCATGTCAGTCCACTGGTACGACTGAACAACAGTCCCGCATCCAGCTTCAAAAATGAAACG